TTCGTCGGCGGTAACGTACTGCGGGTGAGGGTCTAGATCGGCCTCGTGGGCGAAGATCATGGACTGCATGGCCGCGTCGCCCAGCTCCACCTGCACCGTTACCGAGTCAGCGGGAAGGGCCGACACGTCGAGCGTGTACGCGATAGGCACGTCATATTCCGCCGACTTGTAGAACAGGTACTTATCGCTGCGGCTCCAGATCGCAACGAGCGTCGCCCCGGCGTAGAAGCCGATTTCGCCTATCCACTGGTCATTGAGGGGGCGTCCGTCCGGGTCTTGATCCTTGAGGGTGATGCCGACGCGGATCGAGGTCGGGGACGCCTTGCCCCCAGCGACAACCGGGAAGCGCGCCAGCTCGTTCGCAAGCGCCGTTTCGTCGCCGGTCGGATCGTACTTTCCCGAGCCGATGGCGATGTCCGTCAGCGTGAGCTGAAAACCCGGCGTCGGAGACTGCGGGAACAGCGCTAGGCCAGCATGGGTGAACGTTGGGTTAATGGGGACCATGTTTTGCCCTGAATGACTTGGTAGGTCATTCTGCGGCACCGCCCCCGCCGCGCCCGCGCTGGTTTTCCTAGATGGTCAGGAAGAACTCGGCCAGCTCGTCCGAAAAGTCAGTTGCCGCCTGCGCCTTATACGCGCGGTCGGCAGCGTCCACCAGCGCCAGCACCGCCATGTTGCCGTTCGAGACATCGGGCGACAGGCGATACTTCGAGCCGTTCTCGTCCAGGCCATTCGCCTCGATCTTGTGTGACGGGTCGAACTTGGTCACGCTGGGCAGCATTTCGATCATGGCGGTCGCCTTCGCGCGGAAGAACAGCCGGATCGCGCCCTGCAACTTGTCCTCATCGAACAGGCTGTCGCGCTGCTCCGAGCGCGGGTCGTTGGACACGGCAATCGCGCCCTCGACACGCTCGCCGTAGGCCAGCTCCTTCGCCACGATGAACAGGCCGCTGCCCATATCGAGCGCGCCGAGCACATTTGCGGAGCTGCCGCCGTAGCCGGTTATCTCAGCCTGAATGCGCACGGTAATCATGTGACGGTCCACTCCGCTCCATCGGCATTCAAGCCGTCCACCTGCACCACCACCGGATAGCCTGCTGGCGCTGGGTTGCCGTCGTTCGCCTCGTCCGCCTTGGGCGACATAAACATGGGGATGGATGCCCGGATGCTCATGTCCACCAGCAGGATCGTGAGGTTCTTCTGATCGGCCTTGCCGTCCACCGCGCCCAGGTCGATTTCCTCCAGCACGGCCGGGAAGTCGTGGCGCTGCCCGGCATACTCATGCCAGTGCTTGAATCGGCGGCCGCCCGGCCCGTTCGCCCACAGGTGGAACTGCATCGCGAGGCTGTGCGCCGTGTGCGCCTCGGGCGCGATGATGACCACCTGCGCGCGGTATTCATTAACGGACAGACGCACCTTGAACGTGCGGCCGTAGGGGTCGTCCGGGCTCGCCACGTCGATGGGCGTACCGATGGCCGCGCCGAAGTCGATCATGGCCGGGCTGAAGTCCTTCGCCATCCCCACCAGCATCACCGGCAGGAACGAGGACAGGCCCGCCCCGCCGCCTGGGGTGCCGTTCGCCTTCTCGTTGTCATTCTTGCGCCACTCGTCCAGCATCGCCTGCACGTCGTCCACCATGCGACCGGGAACCCACACGATTGACTTGGCGAGTCCGCGCTTGACGAATTCCTCCATCGCGGGCGTGTCGGCCGCCAACTGGGCGTAGAACTCGCCCAGGTAGGTGCCGAGGGCGATTTCCAGCGGCGTGCGCATGCTGCTCATCGCGGAATTCCCCACTGCTGCATGGCGCGATCCAGCATCGTGTCGCTGCTGCCCTCATCCGGCAGTGCGCCGAAGCGCGCCAGCGATGCGCCCCTGAACCCGGACGCCGTGGCTGCAAATGCCTGCGTCGCCTGCTTCGACAGCAGGGCAGGGCGCTGGCCGCCGACGCCATCGAGCACGGTATTGCCGCCGCGCGCGAGCGCCGACATCAGTTCCTCGTTTTCCTCCATGAGCTTTTGCATGGTCGCCAGCGCCAGCGCGTGATCCGCTTGCAGGCTGTCGTACAGGGTCAGCATCGCCTCATTCCCCTGGGTGAAGTCGTGCATCACGAAATCGAAGATCGCGCCGTCCTCGCCGCTCTCGCCCGCCACACTGTCGAAGGTATAGCCGCGATTCGTCGTGAAATTCGGCTCCAGCACGTAATCGAAGCCTGCGAACACGGTAGGGACATCGAGCCCGCCGCGCGGTGCCGCATGAATGGCGCTGGAGAACCCGCCCGCCTTGCTGCGGTGCAGACGCGCGGCAACCTTGCCCGCCGCAGTGTCGAGGAATTCGGTCTGGTGCTCGATGGTGCCGTCCGGCTCGGCATGCAGGTAGGTCGTGACAATCGCGGGCTCGATCTTGACCACCTTGCCGCCCACGATGGCCGTTTCGGGCGGGATCAGGCCGAACTTCATGCGCAGCCAGTGCCCGTAGTAGCCGAGCATATCGCGGTTCTTCACGCGCTCCTGAGTCTCGGGCGAGTTCACGAGTGCCGCCAGGGCGCGCGTGTCGAAATTGCGATCCTTGCCGCGATGCGTGCGCCCGCGCTGGCCGACGTTAAAACGAATAGTTTCCGGCATATCTTTCCTAGTTCGGTTATTGGTCAAAAACCTTGTTATGCGCCTGCTGGCATGCGCATTGTTCCCCTCAAATACATCGGCATGACTGCACCGGCACCGCCCGCCAAGCGCAGACCGTTCGCCATTTCCACGTACAGCACCATTTCCAGCACGAGCCTCGCAGCGAGCGCCGAGCGCAGCGCCTTTTGCATCGCTACCAGCCCGGTCCCGTCGTCCACTGCGACCGTGACACCAGCCCGGATTCGGCTTGTCAGGAAGTGCGTCGCAGGGTCGCCGTCGGCCGTCTTGTCGTTCGGGTAGTTGAGCATTGTGGCAATCGGGTGCCAGAGCTGGTCTACGCGCCATTCATTCGGCCATACGGTCTGTAGATACTTCCGCAGGAACAGCATGCCCCGCTCCGGGTTCCGCGCGCGCCACGCCTTCAGCAGAAAGCGCATTTGCACCGCGTCGCGCCGGATCAGGGCGAGGCCATCGTTCAACAGGCTTCGCTGGACCAGCTCATCGCCGCCCAGGTGCGCCATGCCGTACAGATTCAGCGCGCGCTCGCGCTCGCGCACGAGATTGCCGAACACGTTGATGAAAACCTGCTTCAACTCGCTTTCAAGCTGGTTTTCCTCGAAGCTCGCGACCAATGGCGCGAGGCTTGGAGGATCGACCGGGATCAGGTTGTTCGACATCGCTTAGTGACTCCACAGGCCGTCGTTGTAGGTCGCTTGCGTGACGTTCACGGTGATGGAAGCGGCCGAGACATAGCGGTATTCTTCCGGCATCGGGGCCGCCTGCGCACCAAGAACCACTTCCAAGTCACTGCCGTCATCCTGAAGCGCAGGCACCAGCCGCTTGATTTCCTCGTAGATGCGCTTGCGGTTCAGCGACAGCATGCCGCGCGCTGCTGCCACCGAATCCGCGCCGTACAGGCCCAGCAGCGCCCCGGTGATCTTGTTCTTCGTGTCGGCGATGTCATGCACCACCGACACCTGCGCATTGATGGTGACGGGCAGCTCGACCGGGACCGGCGCGACGAACTCGATTCTGTAGGAGTCGTCGGCCGCCGCGATGTACTTGGTAATCTCGGACTGAAGCCAGTCCGTCGTCACGTTGTCCATCAGCGCCGCGACGAACAGCTTGTTGTTGTGGGTGATGGACGGGCCGCGCACCTTTTCCTCGATCTGCTCATTCCAGACCGAGAGGAAGCGCAGCGAGCCCAGGTTACTGCGCACGAGGAAATCGAAGTTCCCCAGGTAGACGGCGGACCTGTCATAGATGCTCGGGTAGCGGGTCAGCTCGCGCAGCATCGCCACGTCCACCGGGTTCGCGCCGGGGAACGAGACAGCGGCAAGGATGATCTTGGCGGACTGGTCTGCCGTGCTCGTGTTTGTCTCGAACACGAAAGGGGCGTTTGCGGACAGCTCCGCGAGGCCGCCCGTTTCCTCGATCACGAAATCAATCACGGTGCCGTTCGAGGGCTGCACGCCGAAGGTGCCCGCCCAGCCGAATTTCGCATACAGGGCGCGGTATTCGTCAGTCTCCAGCGCGAAGCCCGGCTCATCCGGCCCGAGGTTGGAGAATTCCGGGGTGTATGGGAATGCCACGCCCGCGACCGATACGGACACGCCGCTGATGTACAGGTCCGGGTCGCTCGACGGCGGCACCTGCACCGAGTAGAACGGCGTCGAGTTCGCGACCGTGTGCGAGTAGGCGCGCGTCGTGAGCTGCTTGGCGCTGATCGTACTGGTTCCCCCAGGCGCGACGACGGCGGCAGTATCCGCGACGTAGACGCGGCTCTGCGGGCCGATCAGGCGGCGGCCAATGTTGATGGACAGTGGCGTATCGGCCCCATTCGTGACGGTCATGGTGACACGCGCCGGGCGCGCAAACGGCAGAATCCCCTTCAGGGTTGCGTCGGCAAGCACGGTCGTGTCTCGCGCCTTGGTGAAGGGCTCCATGCTCTCCACGTCGATCTGCGACGAAATCATTGCGAGCATCGTCGCCATCGCATTCATGTGCGCGATCACGCGCGGATCACCGGCTTGATACAACTGCGCCACGAGCGGCTGATTGGAGACTTCAGCGGTTATCGCCGCCAGAAAGTCGTCGCGCGTAAAGGCCATTATTAGGAACTCCCGAGCGGGATCATTTCACCCGCCACGTCAATGTAAATCGTGCGTTTGTCCGGGCCATCGTCCACCGCGTAAATGTTCAGCGAGGACGAGGGGAGGGCGGCCACCAGGGGAATGTCTACGCGCATTTTCGCCAGCAGCGAATCGGCGATCCCAGTGGTCATAGGGCTCTGCAAGAGCGCCTTGAGGTCGGCACCGTAGCCGCTGCCGAGGTAGCCGTTAGGCGGCGTCGCCAGCCAGTGCTGGATCATGCCTACAAGGTCGTTTTTGCTGATCGTATCCATGCCTCATGGTAAGGGTTGGCGAAAAACTGACTTCCGGGCCTTTTCCTACCGTTGAATATAGGCATAACTATTGCCACCCCCACCCGATTGCATTAGCATACCTATTTTTCTAACAAGAAATATAGGGATCGCAATATGGACTATCTGGCCGAGCACTACACCATCAAGGCGCGGACGGCCCCGCTGCCTGACGTTGAGCCCGAACCGCCTCACGACGAACCCGCAGCACCGGCCGCCCCGGTGCTGACGCTGTACGACTACCAGCTTGCGGCGAACGCGCGCGTCGCTGAAGTCGCCCGCGAACTGACCTTGATGGGATGGGCGGTATGACTTGGGTAGTGGGTATGAGCCGCCCCGATCCGGTCGCGGACACGATAGATGCGGCGCAGCTCACCGCGCTCGATGACCAGCACCAGGGCCGCGCCACGACCGCGCCCGCGCCGAACGTCCGCGACATGGCGCTGCTGATCGCGCGCCTGTCCTACGCCCTCAAGTGCGCCGCGCCGAATCACGAACTCCCGGCCAAGGCGACCGCGTTCCTGAAGAAGCATGACCTGATCGGAAGCCCGCTGCGCGCGACGGTAGAGGAACAGGCCACGGTGGCGCAGCAACAGCGTTGGATGGCGCTGGGCGAGGCCGTCGAGCGCGGCGCACGCGATCTGCCGAAGGGGCACGAGTTGCACGTCGAAGTCGAGCGCGACGCGGGCACGGTGGCGCTGTATGACGGCGACTGCGACCGGCTCACGGAATTCGAGGGCGACACGCTCGCGGACCAGATCAACAAGGCCATCGACTACGCCGTGGCGCTCACCGGCCAGGACGCAGCAGCATGAACGCGCACCAGCGACGCATCCACCGCCGTGCGCTGCCGCCTGTAACCGGCTGCGGCCGACAGGGCCACAGTGGCACCACCATCTACCCCGACCTGATGTGTACCGATGGCTACATGAGCGATATGGACGCCGACGGCGACGACCCGAGCGCCGCGCGCCCGCCGTGCCAGCACTGCAACCCGGTCGAGCACGCCGAATGGGCGCGCGAGCAGCAGGATGAGGATGACGAACTTCCCTATGGCCTGCGGCCTGACTCCAAAGGTCGTCTCATGTACGAATGCCGCCACTGCGGCGGCGACCGGGAATGGTGCGGCGAACCGCACGAATTTTGCAACGACACTCACATGAACTGCGGCGGCTCGCCGTACTGCTTACCGTAAAGGACGCATCAATGAAACGCCATGAATTGAAAACCGACCCGGACGCCTTTAACGCGGTCCTGCTGGGGACAAAGACCCATGAAATCCGCAAGAATGATCGCGGCTTTGCCGTAGGCGACGAGCTGCTGCTGCACGAAACCGAGTTGGCCGAAGCTGACCGCCCGACGGACCACGCGCACACTTACACCGGCCGCGAACTGCTGCGCCGCGTGACGCATATTCAGGAGGGCTACGGGCTCGCGCCGGGCTGGGCCATCCTGTCCATCGAGCGAGTGCCGCAAGAGGGCGACTGGATCGTGCGCGAGCGCCGCGACCCGGATGGGGCTCTGATGAGCTGCTTTGTTCAAGCGCCGCGCGAGGGCGACATGGCCTATGGCCTCGAAGTCCTCGGCGACGACTACGAGGGCTACGGCGACGTGGAACGCAAGCTAGAGCACTGCAAGATGATCGTGGCGCTGGTGAATGCCGCGCGCGGGCAGGTATCGCCTGCGGACTACGAGGAAGTGCTGGCCGACCATCGCCGCTTGGCGCGCGAGCTGGACGTGCTGCTGAACGGCGAGGAAGGCGCAGCCAAGCAAGCGAGCCTCGCCGACATCGTGGCCCAGGTGCGCCGCGAGCGCCAGCAGCCGCGCGATGAAACCTACCTGTTCGAGCACTGGGCGAAAGACCCGATCCGCGCCGCGAAAATCCCGCTGGCGAAGCACCCGAACGGCGCGTATACGGACACCCGCAGCTACCTCATCAACTACGGTTGGAAGTCGCGCGCAAAGCAGTTCGACGGCCTGTTCGCGAAGCCCGAGAACATCGACCCGTTCACCGACACTGGCGAGGGCCACAAGGACGCATCCTACGAACGCCTGCGCCTCGCCTGCGCCATCCAGCAGCCCGCTCCGATCCCCGATCAGATGGCGCTGGTATGGCGCGCGGACATTATGCGCATGCGCCATGACCTGACCCACAAGCAGGCATTTTTCGACTACTACCGCCCGCTGTCACAGGCCATGCGCGACGTGATCGCCGAGCGCAAGGATCAGGTGACGCGCGAGGGCTACACCACCGAGGACGACGATGCGCATGTGCAGGGCGAGCTGGGCGCGTATGCCGCCTACTACGCCATGCCGCCCGGTGCACGCGAATGGCCCGCGACGGAAACCGGCTACGGCGCTACCTGGGGCGAGGCAATCATTCCGGCCGACTGGACGCCGCCGAAGCCGGGCGACCGCCGCCGCGAGCTGGTGAAAGCTGGCGCACTGATACTGGCCGACATCGAGCGTATCGACCGCGCTGACGCCCCCGCCACCACTGGAGAACAAGTATGACGGGCGCTGAAATCATCGAGCTGGCGAAGGTCATCGCCCCGTTCGTGGTCCTCATCGTGATCTTCTGGCGCGAGCGGTAAATGTCGCAGTTCTACCCGTCGATGACGACCGGCGAGCGCATCCTTAAGCTGGTGCCTGCCACGTCGGCCGAGCTTCTGGCGCAGCTCGACATCACCTCGACCGCGACGCTGCACAAATGGATCACGCGGCTGCGCAAGGACGGGAAAATCCATACCGGCCGGTGGCGGCGCGGCGAGAACAATTTCGTCGCCGTGCATGTGCTGGGCAAGGGAAAGGATGCGAAGCGCCCGAAGCCCTGGACCCCAGCCCAGCTACAGGCCCGGTATCGGAAGTCCCTGAAGGAATCCGGGCGTTACGTGGACTTCCTGATCGCCGCACGCAAGCGCGGCTATCGCTACCGCCAGCGGCGAGGACAGAAGCTCAAGATCAAGCCGGACCCGCTGCTGCAAATGTTTTACCGGCAGATATAAGAAAACTGTATCAACCGCAACACTGGCCGGAATCGAACGATTGTGGACAGGTAGAAACAACGGGAAGCCGCGCCCCGATCCGCGCGGCATTCACATAAGGGCAACACCATGATTTTTCTCATCCTCCTGCTGAACCTCGCGATTAGCTGGGCGAACTGCTGGGCCGTCGGGCGCATCTGGAACGATACGCGCGCGCTGGGCGGCTGGCCGCGACTGCTGGCATGGTCCGGCGCGATCCAGGCGGCCATCGGCTTTTCCAGCGTGATCGGCTTCGCCGTCGGCTACATCGCCTATGCGACCGGCCACCTGCCGCCGCACGCCGCCAAGGCCGCACTGTCGCTCTGGTATCTGCTCATCATCGTGCCCGCGCTCGGGACCGGGCTGATTATCACGATCCAATCGTGGATCGCCGCGCTCCGCGAGCGCAGCCTGTTGAACATGGGCGTTGCCGCCTACAACACGTATGCCCAGGCGAGCAACATGATCGGGGCCATCGGCGGCATTGGCGATGCATGGAAGGCCGTCGGCGACCTGTTCGACTCCAGGGACAACGAGGGCGCGGCCCCGGCTATGATCCTAACCGTGCTGGCGCTCGTCGCCCTGGCGCTGCTGGGCGGTATCGTGCTCACCTATGCGCTGATCCGCAAGTACGCGGCCACGTCGGCACTGCCCGAGCCTGATTTCGCCAAGGCGTAACTTCCTGTTGACGGATCGAATTGTGAGCGCGTACAATTCGATCCGTCAGCAGCGCATAGGGCGCGGCGGCCACAAGGAGAATGTGATGCAAGAAATGATTATCAAGCCCGAGGGCTCCACGCCCGTTGCCGTGTACTACCGCATCGTGCGCAAGGATGAAATCGGCGAATACGTCCTCCTGAATGGCCGCCGCGCCTACATCGTCCGCAAGGACGGCCGCGCCTACGTCGATTACTACATGGACAAGAAATAAACATGGCAACCCACAAAATCACAAGCGAAATCGAAATCAAGCCCGGCCAATGGGTTTGCAGACTCCCGTTCTCCATGTTCTCCAGCCATCTGTGCGATCGACCGCAACTGGTCATGGGAGCATCCGGGCAGCGTATCTATCTGGCCGAGACTAGCGGTGCGAACCAGGGCAACTACATTTCGCGCAGCACCGCCGCATACCTGTGCGACACCGAAGCGGAAGCGCTCGCCGTGTACGCGGTCAGCGAATCGCAGGCGCGCGCGCTCCAAGCGAGCCGGGATGCGATCAAGGCTGAACACGAGGCCAAGATCGCTGCCCTGATCGCCGGGAGCGCAGCATGAGCCAGCGCCCATTCGAGGTAGCGGCCCACAAGGCACCATCCCGCGAAGCGCTGCAAGCCCAGTGCGACGCCTTCAATTTCGAGTGCGCCGTCGGCGGCCCGGTCGCGGTTAAGCTCGACGGCCGCGACAAGCCCCTCATCACCACCACGCGCAGCGAGGCGCAAGTCCTGTCCGGGCACTCGGCCGTCGTGTGGCTGGACGGCGTGAGCGGGTGCTACCTGCTGGAGCGTGTCGCGCCGATCCCGCGCCCCGCGCCGCAGCATCTTGCCCCGGTTATCACTGAGGCCGGTGCCCGGATGCTTCGCCAGCACCTCGAAAGTGCCCTTGCGAACTCCCCCGGCTACCACATGGCACTGGTTCCGGGCGACGATGTACTTGCGCTGCTGGACAACATGCGCGCCGTGCCCCGCCTGCCCACGCCGAAGCAGCTCCGCGCAGCACTGCGCCACACCAGCGATGCCGAGCTGGCGAAGTCGATCTATCTGGCGATGACCAGCGCCGAGGCGATCACACCCGAGGGACCGACCACCCGCATCCAGAAAGGACCGGCCCAATGAGCATCCACACCGCCACGCGCCCGGTGCGCGTCTACCACCGCCCGTCGCGCCCGAAAGAGGGCGGCGGCATCCATTACCCGCTCGAAGTGCAGCACGCGCGCGGCCTGTTCCACCAGTTCAGCATCCAGAGCGAGGAACTGGACACTGGCGCGGCGCATTGCCCCGTCGCCGTGGTCGAGCTGGCCGACGGCTCTGTTATCACCCCGGCCGCGCACATGATCCAGTTCCTCGACATCGCGCAGGAGCCTAGCCATGCGTAAGCCGACCACCATCACCGCCGTGCGCCCGGTGGACGAGGATCACCAAGTCGTCACCGTCGAAGGCGGGGGAGGGCAGTACCGCCGCGAGCCGTGCGGCGGCTGTCCGTGGCGCGTAGACCAGACCGGCCAGTTTCCGGCCGGGGCGTTCCTTGTGTCGGCGAGCACGGCCTACGACATGGCGCGGAACAAATTTTCATGCCACGAATCGGGCTCGAAGAAACCCGCGACGTGCGCCGGGTTCCTGATGCGCGGCGCGGATCATAACCTTGCCGTGCGCCGCGCCTACAGCAGCGGCATGTACGATTTCAACGCGATCAGCGACGGCGGCCACGAGCTGCACGCCAGCTACCGCGCGATGGCCGAGGCGAACGGCTGCGACCCGGACGCCCCTGAACTCGCCCCATGCCGATAAGGACCACCATGACCACACTCTACGCGATACGCAGCGCCCTGCCGCGCCGCCTGTGCGACGCTGCGAGCCCGATGCCGATGGCCGACAAGGACCGCTTTCAATGGAGCCACCCGGACGCAGAATTCATCGAGCCGTTCTTCAACCTCGGCCTGTACAAGTGCCCGCACTGCAAGCTGACCTTTCACGCACCGAGGCGGACGCAATGAAGCTGCTGCTGATCGCCTGTTCCGAGCGCAAGCTGGGCGGCACGCACCGCGCGCTGGACCTGTACCGAGGAACCATGTACAACGTGCTGCGCAAATGGATGCCAGCAGCACCGCCCGACATTTGCATCCTGTCGGCGAAGCATGGCCTGCTGCACGCGGACACCATGACCGAGAACTACGAACAGCCGATGACGCCCGCGCGCTCGCGCGAGCTGCTGGCGCAACCGCTGGCGCTGGCCGGGTTCGAGGGCAAGCGCTACAGCGCGGTATTCATCGCCGCGCCGTCCGCCTATCGCGAGCTGGGCCGCGCCTACGTTGACCAGCTCCGCGCGACCGGGATCATCGCCCAGGACGCGCCGGTAAGCGGGACCGAGGGAGGTATCGGCACGCAGCGCGGCCAGCTCGGCGCATACCTGCGGGGACTCGGCCAATGATGCCAAGCTTCACCCCGGCCGAAATCATCCGGCAGCGCCGCCAGCAAATGCTGATCCACTCGCACCTGTACTACCGCATGGACGCGCCGATCATCAGCGACGACCAGTGGCAGCGCTGGGCCGACGAGCTGGCGCAGCTCCAGCGCCAGCACCCTGAGCCGATCAATTTCTACGACCGCGAATTCGCAGACTGGGACGGCTCGACCGGCATGCACTTGCCGAATGATGGCTGGGTCATCGAGAAGGCCGATCTGGTGCGCCGCCTGCACGCGGGCGACCACCAGCGCCCGGATGCCGAGAAAACGCCGCCAGCGCCCGCTATGCAAGCGCCAGCAACGCCGCCGCCCATGCCGCCCGCGCAGTTCTCGCTGCTCTAGCGCAATGAGCGCGCATACATTGCGCGCCTGCATAGCGGGCTCGGCCGTGGAGGGCACACTGTAGGAACCGCCACCACCGGAGAGCCGCCGATGTACCTCGACCTTCAGCGCCCACCGGGCCAGCCGTGCCCGGCCTGCTACGTCCCGCGCAACAAGCCCTGCAAGCCCAATTGCTCAAGCATCTACCGACCGCCGCGCATCAGCTTCCTTGATCGCCTGCTGTCCCGCCTGCCGATCCCGTAACGAAAAAGCCCCGGACGTGTGCCGGGGCTTTTCTTTTGGCGAGCACCGCAGTGCCCAGGCCGGGAAGGGATCAGGCGCGCAGCAGCACGGCGCTATGGCCCTCGGCCTCCTGTTCCGCATGGGTGCCGATCAGGGAATGGGTCGAGGTCTTGGCGGTGCTGATGGGCGAGCAACACAATCGCTCATGCGCGCTGGCGCTGGGCGTGTGCAGCGCCGCCACCACGGCCACGCCTGCCGATACCGCGAGCGGCCCCACCAGCGCCATTTCCAGGCCGGGGCGATCTTGCGCGCGGGCGTCCAGGCTGGCCGGGCTCGCGACGAGCTGGGCGCGCTCGACGGCGACAGCCGGGGCGGCGATGGCGACGACATCCTTGGTGGCGCGGGTTTGCTCGACGCGCTGCACGCCGGGGTCCGGCTGATGCGGCATGGCCTGCGCACTCACGCTGAAGGCCAGCGCGCACACCGCCATCATCGCAAGGGTTCGCATTCGGGATTTGGACATAAAGCTCCTTCTATGGTTGAGGTTGAACTACGGGGAAATGCTTATTCTTCGCGGCCAGTCACGGCCACAGCAGGCAGGCGCAGATCACCCGCGCCAGCTCGGCGGCACATGCCCCGAGCGCCATGAACGCCACCGCGAAGCAACACGCGCCGAGCGGGCTTACGTCCGGTTCTCCCTGGCGGTGAATCCTTTTCTTTGCGGCTGGCATGACTGTTAAATCCCGATGATTACGATTTTACATAATGCTAATTATGCGCGGTAAGCCTTTGATTATTAAGGCTTTTTACTCGGCATTACTTATTCTATTGTCGAGTTCGGTTGTAGCGCGAATCCGGCCCGGAAACGTCCCGACAAACGGCCCCGGCGTACCGGGCGATGAGCTGCCCGGCTTCGCGCCCGGTGGCAACGGAGTACCGCCCCCGTTGAGGACCAATGTACGGCGCGGCCGGTGGCGGCCTGGGCGTAGTTTTCCTAACCGTGCGAAATGTATGCTTACGAACACATTTCCTATTGACGCATCGAATTGTGAGCGCGTACAATTCGTTTCATCGACAACGAACCGAGTACCCCGCCATGAACAAAGCCGCCTGCATCGCCTACGCTTCCCGCTGCCGCCTCGCTTTCGCCGAGTCCAGCGAGCGCGCCGCAAAGTACGCCGTCGCATTCGGCTCCGAGTCCGACGCATTCATCGCCGAGACACGCGAAATGGCGCGCGCCAACGACGCCGCCCAAGAGTGGGACAAGCTGGCCGCCATGCACCCGCAGACCCGCTCCAAGCTGTTCCGTGACCAGTCGCTGCCGTCGGAAATCTTCGGCTTCGGCGCGGCACCAGTCGCCAAGGAGCAGGAGCTGGCCGCCGCCACGAGCGCAGCCTGGGCCGCCGAGGCGAAGGCGCAACGTGCGTTCGAGCGCGCCGACAACACCTACGCGGTGGACGATCCCCGCCTTGCCAAAGCCCGCGCGAAGCTGGACGCCGCACGCGCCGCTTCGCGCGCAGCAATCAAGGCCGAGTCCGACCATCTGCGCCAGCGCGAGGCGCGCGCCATCCTGGCCGACGAAGGCCCGCGACTGGTTTCGCGCCTGATGGAATGCCTGATGGGCGAGGACGCCCCGGCCGAGGGCACCGACATTTACGCCGACGACTTCCCGCTCGAAACGAATGACCCCTGGCTGCTGCGCGCCATCGCGATCCTCAAGAGCAAAGTCCCGCTTGACCCGGCCGAGGTGCCGAAGCTGTGCGAATTCCTGATCGGCATGTGCAACGGCGCGACGCCCGAGCCGCGCGACGCCGACATTTACGCCCGGACCACGCTCGACGGCGACGCCTACGTGCTGCGCGCCGCCCAGGTGCTCACCGAGGCCGCCGCCGCCCTGACCAAATGACCACCCACCCGGTACGCCGGGCACCATTGGAGAATCACCCCATGAGCATGACCGCCCTGATCCTGTCCCTGAGCATGGAGCGCCACACTGAGCTGACGGCCAAGTACGGCCGCCGCGCCGCCGACCGCGCCCTGTTCGCCACCGCCGCTCGCCTGATCGCGGGCGAGTACCGGAACTGATCCCAATGCCGGGAGCAGAACTGAACGGCACCGAGGCCGCAAACCGAGCCGTTATCGAGTCGAACGCGAAGGGCGCAGGCATCATCTTCCTGACCCGGAGCGAGTATCAGGACTTGTGCTACCGCGCAAACCTGTCCTAGCTGTCCCGCTACAAGGGCAAGACCATCTTCATCGTAAGCGACCCTATCGAATGACAACCCGCCCGGTGCGCCGGGCATCAACTTGGAGAACTGTCCCATGAGCACCACCATCACCCTGAAGATCAGCAAGAAAATGGCCGCGCTGCTGACCGGCATCATCCCCGAGGGCGGCACTGTCGCCGCAATCGCCGCCGAGGTCGCAGCCGGGCGCGTTGCCGCCGACGGGTCCGTGACGGTCGAAACCGAGCGCGAGAACGGCATGGCGCTACTCGGCATCGCCAAGGGCCGCATGAGCATGCTGGACGCGGCGCTGCTGTCGGCCGAAGGCCCGGACAAGCACAAGCTGCTGGGCGAGCACAGCGCATGGCGCGCGCTGGCCAAGCAGCTCCCCGAGTTCACGCCTGCCGCGTAACATGGCCGCCACCAGCTCCCCGCCCCGCCCCGACATCCACCCGTACAAGGTCGAGCAGCAGCCGGGCGGGCAATGGGCGGTCGTCAGCCCGAACCTCGGCCCGCTCCCCGAATACACCCGCGCGACCGAGGGCGAGGCCATCACCGCAGCGCTGTACTGCCGCCGCGTAGACAACCACGAAATCGACTAGCCTGCATCCGGCCAACACGAGGAACCACCCATGAACAAACCCGACGACTTCATGACCCGCCTGACCGAATGGATGGGCCGCGATCTGACCGAGGCCGAACAGCAGCGCGCGCAGGCTATGCGCGACGACGGGCGGCCGCTCACCATCATCGGCCGCGCGCTGAAGGCCGCCGCTGTCGCTGCCGCTGCGATCACCACGCCCGAGCACATCATGCGCAAGCTGCGCCAGCGTCACGAGCTGGACGCGGACGACACCTCGCGCGACGCCGAGCTGAACGCCCTTCTGCCGCTGCAAAAGCTGCGCCACATCGCCGCCTGGGAGATTGGCAGCCCGGACTGGGCCGACCACTTCATAACCTGGGCGAAGCAATGCGGCATCACCATCGTGGACCCGCGCGACTGACCCGCACCACCCCAGCCACAAGGCCCGCCGCGAGCGGGCTTTTTTTTCCTCTTGACGAATCAAATTGTGAGCGCGTACAATCCGATTCATCAGCGGCGCACGGTGCGCAGCGCATAACCCGGAGAATGACTATGAAGCTCGAAACCTACCTCGCCAAACAGGGCTACATCACCTACGTCAGCGAAGGCGACGACGTGTTCGAGGGCGAGGACGGCCAGCGCAACATCGAAATCTACGAGAGCCGCGATGACATCGAGCCTATCGGCTGGTTCGTGTCGCTGCCGGGGCGCGCTGAGCTGGAGTGGCGCAACATTTTCGGCAAGGTCACCACCGGCACCATGTTCACCGAGGCCGAGGCCAAAGCCGCCGCCAAGGCCCACAAGTTCTACCCGATCACCTCGAAGTAACCATGCGCGCCACTCCGCACCGCTTCACGCCTGGGGCGTACAGCGCCACCGACCCGGCGAACGGCCGCATGTACACCGTACAGGGCGACAGGATTGAGCGGCACCACTACCGGCACGGCCGCGTCACGCTGGTGCTGGTTGACCCGGCCGCAAGCCCGGAGCTGGCCGCCCGTATCATGGCGGCCATCGAAACCACCACCACGAAAGAAGCATGATCATGAGCAGAGGCATCAATCGCAAGTATTCCGCAGGCGTGAAATGCAACGCTTCGGGCTCTGACTTCTATAGCTACGCAGCGGGCTCGCCTGATGCCGACGGCCGAGCGGCCTGCCCGATGTGCGGCAAGCGCGTGAAGCTGCGCGAGGTGCGGACATACATCAAGAGCTGGCTCATACCGGCGCATAACACCTAAAACGACCGCTTTTGTACACGGCTTGCAACACCGAACAGAACCTAGCCTATTTCTTTCTGGACACCCGCTATAATTCGCACACCCATTTAGGACACAAGGACCAAATGAACACCGCCACCCACCAACAAGAGGCCACCGAAACGCGCCTCGACAATGCCCTCTGGCTGCTGATGCAGTTCCCAATCCATCGCTACCTGATGAGCTGCGCGCACGGCCGCTGGGATGGCGCGGAAAAGGCTACCCGCCACATCGAGCTGTGCAGCATCGTGGTAGCGGTCGAGCACGGCTGCATCAACCTTGACGAAGCCCGCCTCGAACACTTGGACGACTACCGCGCCGTGCATGAGAGCACCCAAAGGCTGACCGACAACATGGACGAGGTAATCGGGTTCCCGCTCGAATCGGACCCGGATTACGACGTGCTCGCCCCGATGTTCTTCGACTGGTTCATGCGCTATGCGCGCGAGGCCATCGCCGCTACTGGGAGCGCAGCATGAGCGCCGTCAGCGAAGCGCTGATGCGCCGCATTGGCAAGATCAAGGAGCTGGCCGAGCGCGGCGTCGATGGCGAGAAGGCCGCCGCCCAGTCGATGCTGGAAAAAATTCTGGTGAAGCACGGCCTGACGCTGGCCGATATTGAGGGCAAGCCCAAGCGCGAGTGGGTCGAGCTGACATTCTCTGGCGAGTATGAAAAGCTGCTGCTGACCCAAATTGTCCGCAAGGCGGCAGGGGTGAGCGGCGATCTGGTGTACCGCTGGAAGAAGGGCACCCGGACGCGCATCAAGTTCGAGCTGTCCCCGGTCGAGCACGTCGAGGTCGAATTTATGTTCGAGCTGATGAAAAAGGCGCTGGCCGATGAATTCAGCAAGGTGCTGTCCGCCTTCATCCACACGAATAGGCTGTTTGGCCCGAGCGTCGAGGATGACGAGGACGACAAGGACGAGCCCGAGAAAACCCCTGAGGAGCGCGCCCGCCTGCGCCAGATTGCGGCGATGATGAGCGTGATGAGCCCGGTCAAGGTGCATAAGGCCATCGAGCAATGAGACTTTGCGCGATCCTGCACGGCGAAGGCATGGGCAGCCCGCCTGACGAAAACGGCTGCCATCTGCCAGCCAACCACGGCGGCCAGCCGCATGAGTACGTCGCCACCGATGGCCGCACCTATCAATGGGAAACCGACCTCGCCTGCGACTGCGACCACTGTATGCGTTGCGAGGGCGACTACTGCACTACCTACTGGGAAAAGGAACTATGAGCGACAACACAAATTGCAAGGGCGCTTTCCGCGCATTCTATGATGGCGAAATCGAAATCCCTACGCGCCCCGCCCGCGTATGCGTCAGCCCCTTGGCTACCCGCCCGGTCCTGTACACGGACACCGTGGGCGGCGTGCAAACCTGCCGCGATGACCTGTGGGCCATCACCACCGACGAGCTGAACGCGCTGGCCGCCCCGGACGCGCTGGCCGCCGTCGAGCACCACACCTACGGCAGCATCGCCGAGCGCATGACTGGCAAGCACCGCGATGACAGCGGCACCGTGTACGTCACCCTGGCCGATGCCGAGGCGGCCGTGCGCGCCGTGGCGAGCACCAGCACGGCATGGCGGCAGACCGCCGAAACCAAGGACCGGCAGGCCGCCGAGGTGCGCGCGCACCTCCAGCAGACCCGCATGGCGCTGCGCTGGGCGCTGGAATGGATTGACGCCGTGCCGGGCGATACCCCGCTGCCGACCATGCCCGGCTTCGACCGCGACTACGTGAACGTCCTGCTTGATACCCCGACCACCTCCGCACGCCCGGCCATCGGCACCGAAGAACAGGCCGATGCAATGCTGGCGGACCTGACCCGCGAGTACCACCAGCGCGCTGCCCCGATCCTCAAGATTCTGACGACCTTTGCAGCGTTGCGTCCGCCCCCACCCATGCTCATATCGCGCGAGCATGCCGAGCGCTTGGGCTTCACGCCGTCCAACCTGCCGGGAGAGCCAGAGTGAGCCGCGTATTCGCCTACTGCCGGGTATCGACCGGCGACCAGACCACCGAGAACCAGATTGCCGAGATTGCGGGGGCAGGGTTCGCCATCGACGCCAAGCGCGCCATTGCCGAGACTATCAGCGGCTCCGTGGCCGCGACCGAGCGCCCCGGCTTCACGAAACTGCTGGACCGCCTGGAGCCCGGCGACGTGCTCGTGGTAACGAAGCTGGACCGCCTGGGCCGCAACGCGATGGACTTGCGCGCCACCGTGTCCAACCTTGAGCGCGCGGGAATTCGCGTGCATTGCCTCGCGCTGGGCGGCATGGACCTCACCAGCCCGGCCGGGAAGATGACGATGGGCGTTATCGCGGCCGTTGCCGAGTTCGAGCGGGACTTGCTCATCGAGCGCACGAACGCGGGCCTTGCGCGGGCCAAGAAAGACGGCAAGCGCTTCGGCCGCCCGCCTGCACTGGACGAGGATGCACGCGGCATGGCGCGGGCTATGCTGGCCGCTGGCGTGCCTGTCTCCGAAGTCGCCCGCGACCTGAACACCTCCCGCGCCACCATCATCCGGGCGCGCGATTCCGTACCGCTGCCGCCCGCTCCCGAGCCCGGCCAGCTCGCCGCCTGACCACCGCCCGGCACGTCCGGGCTTTTTTTCGTGTCGCGTCACGATTAAATCACGCTTGACGAATCGAATTGTGAGCGCGTACACTGCGAAGCATCAGCGGCGCACTGGGCGCGGCGACACCGGACGAAAGATCATGAGCGCATCGAGCATCAAGGAAATGATGGACAACTGGGCCAAGACCGAGGCGGACGCCCGCGCTGCCAACCCTGACGCCAGCGACGAACAGATTTACCAGATGACCGCCGACGCGATGAGCAAATCGCTGGGCCTGTAACGACAACAACGGAGAAATGACCATGCTGAAAAATGAAATCCTGAACGTAGATGGCACGAACTGGCTGATCCGCGAGGCCACCAATTACGACGAGGTTCACAACGCTATCGCAGCGGCGCGAGTCACCGGCAGCATCGGCGGCAGGCATGCCGAGCGACTCGGCGACGGCCCGGTAACGGTGCTTGCCGACGTGGTGCGCCTGAACGACGATGGCACCGAATGCCTGCCCTACGGCGAGAAGGGCGGCACCGACCATAGCGCCCTCGTCGCCCTCGCCAAGCTCCGCGCCGACTACGACCAGCTCGGCCGCGCCCTGAATCAAGCGAACCTGCGCAACCGCGTGTATGCCGGTGCGCTCGCGCAGATCGACGCATGGGTTACGGCCGCCGATCCGTGCTACCACGAAGCCGAATTCCTGCGCACCATCATCACCAAGGAAATCACCGAGGCGCACGCCACCATCGCCGAGGCGCGAGCCGCCGCGAAGCAAGGGCAGCAGCTCGCGCCTACCGATCTGCTGGTGCTCGCCCCCGAGGCGCGCGGCCTGGACCTGAACGATTCCGCCGACCGCGAGCACTTCCGCGTCCGTGTCGCCCTCCGACTGCAAGGCTATGCCATCGAAGTGATCCGCCGCTGGGTGAGTAACCCGGCGCGCGACCGCGACACCATCGTGCGCGCCATCGCTGACGCCTATATCGCGCACGCCTGCGCCGCCAAATAACCGCCATACCCACTACGGAGAACTACCATGAGCCAATCTTGCCCCCGCTGCTACAAGATCGTAGCCCGCGCCTGCCAGTCCGAAACCGAATCGGCCGAGTGCCGCGAGCTACGCAATCAGCGCCCCCTGGAAAAGTCCAATGAGTACAGCGTCACCATCGGCGAACGCCTGTTCACTGCGAAACGCAGCGGCCCGGACGCCGCATGGCAGGTGGACTATCCCGAGGGCGGTTTCCAGCGCCACGGCACCAAGAGCGAAGTCGCCAACCTGATCCGCGCCAAAGCGCGCGAGCTGGCCGCCGCTGACGCCGAGGCCGACGCCTCCTGACCAGGGGAACTCATGAAAACAGAAGATACCTACATCGTCCACCAGTCGCCTAAACAGAGCTGCCGCGCGGCGCTGGCCCACATCATCGTGATTGTTGACGCCAGCTCAAAGAAGGAGGCCATCGAAAAGGCCAGCACCCCGGAAGGAGGTATCAACGCCTCCGACAAGGACTACAAGAAACCCATAGCTGACAAGGTGCATAAGGGCGGCGTCTACCACCTGTAGACCAGCCCGCCCCGCGTCACCCATGCCCGCCCCGAGCGGGCTTTTCCCGTAGAAGGCGGCGCACTTAGGCGCGGCCACCACTCAAGGAAATGACCGATGGCTGAATTCATCAATCAACACGTCGAGCCGCCGCTGGATGGCTTCAACGCAATGGGGAAGCCGATCCCGGCCGATCAGCGCCAGCACGGCTATGACACTTGCAAGGAAATGGGCCTCGACTCGGCGCGCGCCTGGGAGTGCGTCAATGCGACTGCCGAACAGCTCGAACGCGACAAGCCGCACGAGGCCCAGGGCGCGGCCATGAAGTTCCTCGACCTGACCGGCGCGTATCGCCTCATGGCGGTGCTGCTGACCAAGGCAGGTGAACAGATCAAGCCTGTCGGCCGCAATGCCGATCTGCGCGACGGTACGACCATTCGCGACGGCGAGGGCAAGCAGTACCGCGTGCATTACATGCGCAACAGCCTGATCGTCGCGCATCCTATTGTGGACGGCAAGGCGCAGGTAAGCCGCGATACCACGGTTCGGTTCTGGACCGACCCCGATATGCCGACAGCGGGAGAGAACGACCGCACCGATCCAGTGTACGTCGTCAGCCCGCCCACTGCCCCGGCGACGAAGCCCCGCCGCGAGGCTACCGCGCGCATGCTCCGCGACTACCCGAAGGTGCAAACTGTCTGGCTGGTCGAAGTTCCGCACACGAACGGCCGCACCAAGCAATACAAGGCCACCACCTACCCGGATAGCGAGCTGATCTTCCTCGAATCGTCGCCGCGCGGCCGGGCCATCGCCGCAGGCAACACGAAGAACCTGCTGCCCGCCGTCCGCGAGGCCATCGCCAAGGCGCGCACCGCCACCACCCAGGAACCCACCGGAGAACCGCAATGACCACCGACCGAGAGCGCGACGACCAGCACACCGCCCTTGTGCTGGCTGCTGAGACAGCCCTGACCAGCGCCGAGCGCGCAACATTCCTTTCCCGCTTCGACCGCTCGCAAGCAGGCGCGAGCGTCGCCGATGTTCTCGACACGCTGCACAGCAATGATTCCAACATCGAACTGGTGGAGCAGCTTGCCGAGCGCCACGGCAACCAAGTGCCCGAGCCGGGCCTACTCGCCGTCGCTATCCAGATCGCGAACCAACTGGACTATCAAGGCTTGTTCATGCGGCCGTGGGAAACCCTAGAACCGCTCATCGAGCGCATCCGGCCGCTGCTGGGCCTGCCCTCCTGGGAGCTGCGCATTGAAAGGGAAAAGCGCGACAAGCTGGAGCTGCTGGCCCCGCTGGGCTTCGAGGACTATGACGACGGCGAGCAACCCGGTGCGATCTGGCACCCGCTGATCGGCAACATCAACTACGGCAGCGTCCGACTGGACAACGTGATCGACCTCGCGTTCAAGGCCGGGCAGCAGCAGGGCATGAGCGAGCTGCGCGCCAAGTTCCGCGCCCTGCTCGATGTCGCCCCGGCACCGCGCCCCGAGGACGGCCAATGAGGATCGACGCGCGATTCAACAAGCGGACGGCCGATCAGGTCGAAGTCGCCACGCCAGCGGTGCAGGCCGGGCCGCAGTACGAGCTGGGCATGCGCGTGATGTTCTTCGCGACGAACGGCAGCGACAAGGGCCAGCTCGCCGCGAACATGAGCCCGATGGAGGCGCTGGCGTTCGCCGCCGAGCTGGTGACGACTGCCACCCGGCAACTGAAATACGAACAGGAGCGGGCCGCAAAAGCGAAATAGCCCCGCAGACCCCGCCAGCCCGCGCCCAGCGGGCTTTTTTTCGTCCGTCCGATACTTTCCTCGTCCAGACCGGCGCGCGGCTTATAGAGCCTCTAATCGCGCCGCCCTACTCCAGCGGCCAGAACCACGCCTCTTTGCTGGTCCAGTAGCAGTCATTCCCGCAGGCCAGCTCCCCAGCCCCGCCGAGCTGCGGCGAAATTATGTCGATGTGGCCGCCCTCATAGAGCCCCGGAATCAGGTGGAAGAACGACACGATGCCGCTGCGCCGCCCTATCAGCTCCGCAATTGCCGGGCCACTCCCGGCCTTCTCAGGATTGCCGAGCATTAAGGGGCGCGCAAGGATATGGGACAGCTTGATCTGCCCAGGCTCGATCATCTTGCCCTTGTGCGTCCCGGCCCTCACCTGTAGCCGTCCGTCAGGAATGTGGACGCCGGAACGCAGCAGTGCGAGGCTGGCTCGGATCGCGCAGGTATCGTGATAGGCCGGGTTTGGAATCAGGTCATCCCATCCGAGCTGGTGGAACAGCACCTCTCGGCTAATGTCGCGCCTGCGCGGGTACGCCTGCATCAGAACGGGGAACGGAATGGATCGCATCGCTACCTCCGCGCAGGACAGGGGAATCGGGCGATATAGAGGCGCACCAGCTCGGCGGCGGCGCTTCTCGGCATGGTGCCCGCCCGCTGACGCAGCTCGTCCCAAATCCGGTCATCTACCTCGCCGGGCTTCATTCCAGGCGGCGCGCACCAGAGCCGCCCTTGCGTCGCATCGACCACGCCCGCCTGATAGCCTTCGGCGTAGCGCTGCGCATAGGCTGCGTCCGGGCGCTGATGCCACTTGTCCACGCCCGGCTGACCAGATACCTGCGCCACGAAATCATTACCGGAGAGGTGCCAGGGGAATACAACCAGCGGGCTCGCGGCAGCGTAGGCGGCAGCCACAACGATGCTCAGCACCACGACACCCCGCACGGACCTCCTGCGGCGCAATGTGCCGGGCCGCATCATGCCACCCTGTTCGCTGACAAGTCCCAGCCGCCCGCCGTATTGCCGCCCGCGCCGCCCGTAATCTTCTGCATGCAATACTTCCACTTGACCTTGCCGAACTTGAGGCCGATATGCTCCTGCATCACGTCGCCACCGTTGACGCCCTGCGCCACCGATGCGATCAGCACGTTCTCCAGCTCGACCTCGTAGTATTTGACCCGCGTTCCGCTGCCGTCCGCGCGCATGAATTCGAGCTTGGCCTTCGGGATCGTCTTGCCCATCGCGCAATGCTGGGCCAGTATCGGCGATGCGAGGTCCGCCGCCTTGTTGATGCTTACCTCTGTGAATTCGACTCGCTCGGCCGTGTGGCCGCCCGCCGTCGAGCTGGTCGCGCTCTTGGGCTGGGATAGCGCCCAGTTCACCGAACTACACTCGATCCAGCCCTTATGCGCATCGTCGCTCGACTCGCCCTTGATGCCCTCGACCTGCAAATACACGTCTATCGCCATGATTTTCCTCCTAGCCATGCAAGGAAGTCATCATGAGTTATGTGCGCACAGCCCGCATTGCGCCCCAGCATGGATTCCGGGCTACCAAAAGCAAAGGCCCGACTGTCTCTCAACAATCGGGCCTCGGCCCGGCCGCCACCCGACGACCTCATGGGCTATGCCCGAGGCGGATCATACCGCCTTATCGCCGGGCAGGCAAAGCGACTTTTTCGCCATCGCCCGCCCGGAATCCATGTCCGTATGTCCCGCCCTGTCCACAATTCGTTTGCCTAGCTTTTGGGCAGTCTTAAACCGGGTGCCCGGAAGCGCTCGATTACGGCGCGGGCGCGGCCTCGTGGGTCACCGGCACGACTTCGGACTGAGTCTCGATCCAGACCCTCGCGCCGCAGGAAAGCGGCTTTTCCGGGCTATGCACTACCTTGCTCGGGCCGTTGATGATGGCCTCATGGGCATACGTGTTGCTCTTGTGCGTCTTGATGGTCAGCGCCGGATCGTTCGCCCCGTTCTTGAGGTTCGCCCGGATTACGTGTTGGTTCACATGGATGATGGTTTTCATGCTGCTTTCGGTTGAGTGTTGCGGGATGTCACTTGTTTCGTTTCGTCCGCTGCTCGCGGTGGCGCTTGCCGGTGCGGGGTGGCGGCAGGATCGGCCCGGCCCAGCGCTTCGGGGCGGCCTTGACCGGGTAAGGCTGCGGCGGCAGCTCGGGCAGCAGGTGCGCATCGCGCAGCAGGGCCGCGCCCAGGTCGGACGCCTCGACCGCCTGGGGAACGTGACGCGACGCCACCAGCACCGCGCCAGAACCGCGTAGGGCCGCTTCCAGCGCCGCGCCGAGGGATGGGCCTGCCCCGATCACCAGAACCGTGCTCAAGCGGCCTCCAGCGGTAGCGGGAGCTGGTCGCCGGGCTGCTGCCGGGCTTCGATGGCCGCCAGGAAGTGCGCGGAGTCGGCCCGCCTGTATTCCCACAAGCGCGCGTGCTGCGGGTAGCGCACGGCGAACGCGCGCGCCAGATCGGGAGCCATGTGGTCATTGATCTTGAAGCTGCACGCCCCGGCCTCGCGCAACCGGGTGTAGTGCCTGATTTCCTCCACGATGGTGCGGGCTGAGAAATGCGTCCACCCGGCCGCGATGAGGTCGAGCGTTTGGCGCTCGAACTGCTGCCAGATCGGGTCATTGATGCCCAGCCAGTCCAGAAATTCGGGACGGAAGTAGGCCGCGAACGGCAGCAGATCATCATTGCGGTTCGGGTCCGTCATGCGGCCTCCTGATCGAGCGGGGTGCCGTCCGGCTTCATCCCCATAGATGCCATGAGCTTTGCGCGGGCCTCGTCCTTGGCGCTGCCGTCGTTGGCCGCTTCCTCGCCCGCGAGGTTGTAGTAGGCGTCCTCCAGATAGGCGAACGACAGCGAATCCCATATGTCCGGCGACGGGATGCCCTCTTTGCGCATATCCTCTTTCTTGGCGATGTAGCGGCGGGCCTTCTCGTCGTAGTGGTACGGGATGCGCGAGCCTTCGCGCACGATCTGCTTGACGATGGCCGGGTCAATCCCCTCATCAATGCCGAATCGGCCCTCCTGCACGGCGCGGGACAGGCCGCAGATCGCTTGCGCGCGCTGGTTCGCATAGCGGTCCTTGTATTCCTTCTTGAAGTTCGGGATGCCCCAGTTCACTTTCTTGAAGTTGTGGAAGTCGGCCTTTTCGAGCTGCTTGCAAACGCCCAGGCCGATACCGCCCGCGTCCACCAGCGCCATGCTGTTGTTGAGCTGGCCCGCCTCGGTGATGATCCGGCCTGGGAGGTCGGACACATCCTGATCGTTCGAGCACACCGGCACCTTGACGAGCTGGACGCGGCGCGCGTTGTCGCCATACTCGCCGTCACCCGTCACCTTCAGCGCCAGCACCACGCTCTTGTCGCGGTAGCCGCCACCGCCCACGTCCACCGGCAGCAGCCACCCGAACGGCTCATCCGGGCGCACGGCGATGAGGCCGACGCATGCCTGAATGGCCTTTGGACCCAGCAGGTACTTGCTCGACTGCTCACTGAAGCGGCCCAGCACCTTGATGTCGAATTCCTCGGGGGTGTACTGCTTCTTTTTCTCGGCAACAAATTCCTCGGACACGATAGGCGAGTCCGCCGAGCTGAATACCAGGGAGTTCCACGATCCGCCCTCGGCCTTCGACAGCGTATGGTGCGTGTCGTAGAAGAACCCGGACGAGCGGGTAGGCTGCGACGCGATACACATGCGGTTGCGCTTGTCCGTCAACGCCCCGGTGATAACCCCGAAATTGGCGTCAGGCACGCCCGAGGCTTCGTCAACGAGGAACAGCAGCCAGTCGCGGTGAGCGCCCGCAAGGTTCTCAGGCGAGCCGCGCGGCGCGGTCTTGGCGACGATCCACCATGACAGCTTGAAGCCCTTCACGAATACGCGCTCGGCCTGCACCTCGAAATACTCGGCAATCCATGCGTGCGGGCCGCTCTTGATCTTGCCCATCAGGTCGGCGAACTCTTTCCATACGCCGTCAGAAACAGTCGTCAGCTTCGGGGCGGATAGGATCGTGTTGCTGTTGTGATAGCAAAGCAGGTGCCACAGGCCGATGATGCCGTAGCCTGCGGTCTTGCCGGTGCCGTGGCCGGACGAAATCGAGGTGCGGGAACCCGGCTCCTGCACGCTCTCGAACATTTCCCATTGCTGATGGGTCGGGATGGTGCGGCACACCTCAATGGCGAACCTGGGGAGGTCGTAGGCGTAGCGCTTGGCGAATTCCGTGTAGCGCGGGTCTTGCAGCAGAGTGAGCTTCGATGTTGCGGCCACAGCCTCACTCCCTCACATCCACGTCCACGGCATCGGCAGCACGGCGCTGGCGCTCCAGCACCTTCCTGCGGTTCTCCTGCATCTGCGCGTAACCGGCCGCGTAGAAGTCGTCCAGCTCGGCGGTCGATGCCATCGTGTGCGTAATCTCGCCGGTCGTTTCAACCTGATCCTTCCAGCCCGCGAGGTTCTTGGTAGCAAACACGGCAAAGCGCGGCTCATATACACCAGACATCCCGCCCTCAACCAGCAGACTTTCCTGGGCGTCCCTCGCGCGCGCGTATGCGTAAGAAAATTCCGGGCGCTTGAGGGCTCCAGCTTGGTCTTTTTCGGTTGCCCAGTCGTGAAGCGTCTGCCGGGTAACGCCGATCTTGGCGGCGAAGCGCGTCAGGGTCGGGAACGTGTTGACGACGAGCTTCTGTTCGGTTCGGGTCTTGCCGTCCTTGTCCACCACGTCCACGTCTACAACCCGCTGCACCTCTATGTCGAAGTAGGAAATCAGCTCGGCGACGAACTCGGGGCGGTACTCACTTGGGCGGCCGACAGGGCGACGGCCGAGGGCCAGCGCCAAGTCCCGTTGGGACAGGCCAGAGGCTCCTGCAGGGGGTTCTTCCGCAGGGTGCGGAGGTGCCTTTTCTTCCCCCTTGGCCGAAACTTTCGGGGTCTTGGTAGTCGAAACTTTCGGGCGCGGCGAAACTTTCGGGGCTTCGTCTTGTTTCGGTGCCTGGGAGGCGCTTTCCCCTCCCCTCGTCCAGCCCTCACGCTCGGCAGTCTTGCTCACCGCGACGCGGCTGCACCCGAACTTGTCGGCGACCGTCTGGAACGATACGCTGGCGTCGCCGCCCTCCCACATTGCGCGGGCTTCCGCCCACTGCTCTTTGCTCAACCGTGCCATGCACTGCCCCTATGCTGCTCTATGGCTCATGATGCCGGGCACAGCGAGACAGCAGAGGCCGAGTTTTCCCGCGTGCCTTCATCGGCCATGTGCGTTGCGACCATCAGGACCAGGATCAGGACAGCGGCACGGATCATGCGCTTGGTCGGGCGACCCGGCTCAACCATGTGCAGCAGCCCATAGGCAGCGAGCCACGAGAGGATTTTTCCGACAATGAACAGCGCGCCCATCAGAACAGGTCCAGTTGCGGGATGAACGAGGCGAGCGGGCCTTCCTTCCCCTTGGCGATGGCAAGGCAGTGTTCCTCGATCAGCGCGCGGCGGTTGCTTGACTCCTTCAGCGGGATCATGGCCGCCTCCAGGCGCTCCACGGCGGCGGTCAGCTTGGTCCCGGCGCGCAGCTCTTCCCAGGCGGCCGGATTCAGCTCTTGCACGCGGCCCAGCGCATCGTTCACGGCCTCGGCAGCGACGGTGACGGCCTGAAGGTCCACGCGGGCGACGGCGCGTTCGCTCCCGTAGCGGACAAACGCCTCGGTCATCGCCGTAACCTGCGACTGGACGAGCTGCTCGAAGCCCCGGAACATGGCGAAACTTTCGGCCGCGACCGGATCGCGCTCCGGGTGCGGGGAAATACCCATCAGGTAGTCCACCGACACGGAGTACGCCTTGCTCATGTTCAGCAGGAACTTCCAGTCATCGGGCACCTTGCGCTCGCCGCTCTCGATCTGGCTGAGCTGGGTCGAGTTCTTGTAGCCGAGGCGCTGGGCCGCCTCTACAGCGGTCAGGCCATTCATCACGCGCGCCGAAACCATCCGTTCGCGCATCAGCTCCCTCTCGCGCGGCACGTCCTTGTTGCGCACGAAGCGCTTGGACGGGGCGCTTGGCACGCCTTCCAGCGCAATGGTGACGACTTCCTCGGTGTTGCTCATACCATCCCCAGTATTTGATTAACGTAGTTGTCCAAATTCGCCCGATTTTGGTAATGGGCCAGTATCTTTTGCAGCAGAACGTCGGCGACAGCGCTATACAGGCGCTCGAAGTCCTCGGGCTTCATGCGGCCAAAGCTGATCGACTTGGCCTTGACGCGCATATCGCCGTTGATGCGGTAGGTAACGGTGAAGAACCCGGCCGCGATGGTCACGTCCTCGCGGAACTGTTCAAAGTCCTTCTGCACCGGGAAGCCCTTGTATTCGCCCTGGGGCGGGTTGAACGCATCGAATCCGACGCGCAGCAGGGCGAAGAACTTCCGGTGGAACATCGGGTTGCGCACCTGCTTGACCTCGGCGCGCACCAGCACGCCCTGTTTGATCTTGGCGATCTTCTCGGCC